ACTCGGGACAGACTGTGATTCCCCGGCCTCCGTAACGGTGGTAGTGGCTGTTCTTTGGATTGTCACAACGGGTCAGGATGCCAGTCCAGCATCGGTGGAGCTTGGTACGTGACCAACCGTGCGTGCTGTTCGTTGCCCTGACGCGCTCATCTCGGAAACACCCGCATGATTTCGATTTACCTGATCGGAGATTCCCCAGGTAGACGTACTTTTCGTTGCCACAACGGCAACGACACAACACCTTCTGGTTCGTGCGTCTGTCCTGGATGGCAGGGTCTATCACTGTCCACCACCCGAACTGCTGAGAGATGCCCATACTCGTATCATATATCTACCATGTCAGGGTCTGCACGAAGAAGTCCTGTTGCTGGGCGTCATTGACGACCTCTTCCGCCTTTATCTGCTCGCCCAGAGCACTGATTGTTAAATAACTGCCATGTACGAATCCCTGCTTCTCGTACTTTGTAACTCTGTAGACCGTGTTGTCATAAGAGAACCGGTCGCGGAAGTGTGCAGCGGTGTAGAGCGGGCTGGTACGGAACCGGTCCATGGCCGCGGTTACCTGGAAGCAGATGCTGGCCGTGGATAGCACATAGAAGCCTTGGTCAGTGTCCTGGGGATCATCCTGACGAAAGTCCACGAACATGACCGGCAGCACTACCGGGGGATACCAGGCGCGGCTCGGGCCTTCATCATAGACTTCGTTCTTGGATGAGGACATGGCGTCGTACTCGGCCCATAGCACGTTCTCGCCCCAGTACCGCTGGTAGTTCTGCATGACTTCGTTCATGCGTATGATCTGATCCTTCTGGAACCAGGCCGGCGTGTAGAGGGGCATCAGCTACTTATTCCCATAGCGTCTTCTGGCCTGAGTCCCGTCGCTTGACCTGGCCTCTGATCTTGGTGAGCCGGTCGTTGACTTGCTTCGCCTCTTCCTGTTGGTAGGGATGGAAGTTCTCCCCTACTCCCTTCCACCTAGGTGTGTCTTCTCGCCTGCCCTCCATCACCCGCCCAGTGGGGACGTGTTGCCAGACATCAGGCTTGAGTTCGGGCATGACCTTGTTGGCGAAGTGCTCACCGGCTTCGGTACGTAGCGGGGAGTGGATCGGTAGGGTCTCCTGGCCGAAGTCCCAGTGGTGGGCTGACTTCATCAGCGCACTGGCGAGGCCCCTGGCTGGGTTCCTGGAGGCGGCGCTCGGCTTGTCGCCGGCCTGGTAGTTCTGCACCATCGTGATCTCACCGGGATGGCTTATGTTCCGCTCCTCTCCAGGCCCCCTTCTCCAGTCCAGGCTGGCTGCCTCTTCGGGGTACTTGGGGTCCGACACGTCCAGGGCCGAGAGATGGTGCTCTCGCTTGGAGGAGGAGAAGTCCAGCATGAAGCCGCGGGCCAGGTGGGTGGCGAAGGGGTGAGCCATGCTCTCCATGCCGGGAATCGCCAACTGGTGAGGATGGACATGGTTGGCAAACTGAGTGCTGTTGAGGTTCTCGGGAGCTACCACCAACCCACCCAGCCTGTATTCAAAGTTGTGTACTGCCACCAATACCCGGTGCCGGTCTTGGGATCTACATCTCTTGTCGGGTCGACGTTCAGACTGGGCTGGAGGGCCACGTAGCGGTGGTTCTGGTAGTCGATGAGATCCTGGACCGCGTAGTTGCGAGTGGGATCCCAGGTGCCCTGATAGGTGTACATCTTCTGGGTCACATCGATCTCTGGCATCTCCCGCTGGGGCCAGGTGATGTCGTCGTACTCCTTCGACCGGTAGATGGGCACGAGCCTCTTGGTAGTGCGCGACACGCGGCGTAGCCGGCTCTGGGTGATGCGGTAGAGGCCCACTCCCAGGGCTGCTGACAACGCCTTGTACTGGGCGTCGAGGGCATCGATCATTCGCATGATCTGATTCCATGACTGGCTTATGGGAATGGTGACCCCGTCAGGGGTGTGGACATCATGTTGCTGTGCGAGTCCGGTGGCGATGTCCCAAAGCGCCATGATCGTGACCAGGATCGAGACCGGGTACTCCTCGACTTCGCTCAGCATGTGGGGTGCCGGCGTGCCGTAGGTGATGGGCTGTCCGGTAGTACCCAGAGGAGGTGGATAGATCGGCGGGTAGCCGGTATCGATCTGGCCCTCCCACTGCTGATCCATTCCGTAGGTGTGCTGGATGAAGGCCGTCCGCACGTAGAGATCCATCTCGGGTGGCAGCAAGTCGCGGTAGTAGGTGCCCTGAGCCACCATGAGGATGCCGACTGATGGGGCGTTGGCGAAGACCAGGACGCCGCCGTGCTCGTCCAGGATGAAGTCGGTACCCAGAACAGCCTGGGTAGTACCTCCCGCGGTGGTGTCGGTCAAGACCACCTGGAGATTGGGTGACGACACGTTCTCGACAGGAAGCTCAAACCGAAAGGCCACACCGGAGCAGGTCTGCCGGCAGATGAAAGGCCGGGGCAGATCCCGAAGTCGCAGTCTCGCCATCTGTGCGATCCGCTGTGTCGAGGAGGGGTCGACGGGCGGATACGGCAACCCCTGATCGGTATCGGGGTACTGCCCCGGCTGGCCTGCCGTGGTGTCAGTCGGGTTCGGAAGTCCGGAGACCGGCCCAGTCATCGACACACCTCAAGGCTAGGTCTGGGTGGTCAGGGGGGACGCGACACCCTGACCTAGCATTGACCTCATCCGGCCCGCTAACGCCGGTCAAGCAGTGCAGCCAGAAAATGCCCAGTTCTTGTGAGGAAAAATGCCTTCCTCGTCGTTCGACTGCGTCAAAAAATCAGACGTGGACAAACTGGGAAAAGTCATCGCCCAATATCAGAGGATGTCCAAGGCAGGCACGGTCAGGAAGGCGGCAAGAGGGGCCGGCGGGACACTTTGCAACAACATGGCGAGCATGATCAAGGGTGAACCCACCCTCAGGGATTACCACTCTCTGGCTGACTCTCTCCGCGTCTGGCAGGACGAGGGCAACGTCCACGTTGGCCTCCATCCGGACCACCCGATGATCCAGCAGGCCGAAGCGATGCATCAGAACTTCCCGGTCTCCGACGCGGCGATGGATCTGGCGAAGCAGAGCGGTGAGATCGAGGACGAGTTCATCGCGAGATTGCAGAACGAGTCGCGGGCCTGGTATCAGAAGTTCCTGGGCATGAAGGGTGCGCTCGGATGACCATGACTCCCCCGCCCAACGATGTAGTACCCAATCCTCCTTTCCTGGGCCTCTACACCGAAGAGGACATGGGCCTCAAGAATCTGCTCCAGGGGATCATGGTCAGTGACCTCAACGCCCCCAACGAGACCCGCCCGGTGCCGGTGTGGTTTCACAACCCAGAGCGTGAGGAAAGGCGCATCACATACCCGAACATTACGATCCGGTTCGACGGTGAACGGGTGGCCCACGAGCGCGAGCACCGCGGTTGGGTGCAGATCGCTTACTACTACCTTCAGTGGACCCCCTTCGATCCTCAGATGAAGGATCTTCCCTCCATCGAATACCCCCTGCCGATGGACTTCGATTACACGGTCACCGCCAGCGCCAGGATCAACCAGCACATCTCCCAGATCTCGGGCCACCTGGCGATGAGCAAGCTGCATCCGCGCTTCGCTCAGATGACCTGTCCCGCCGGCACGGTACGCCGGATCACCGTGCTCGGCACGACCCGTGCCAACAGCCTCGATCAGGACAAGCGGATCTTCCGGCAGATCTACCAGATCCGCGTCTGCACTGAGATCGAGGACATGGTCACCACTCTCACTACCAGGGTGCGCCAGGCCGTCCTGCGGATCATGGACATGGACTCCCCGCAGCACCAACTGTGGGGTCCAGCAAATATCAGCGCCATCGCTCCAGGCGGTTATCTCGACTCTGGAATACCCGGCCAGTACAAAGCATCGGAGGAATAGCCAATGCCAACCTTGACCAGGCCAGGGGTCTACGTCGACATGTCGGCGTTCCCCACCTACGTCAGTGCCTCGCCGGGTACGGCGGCGGCATGCTTCGTAGGACCGTGCCCTCGTGGCCCGCTGGTTCCCACTCGTGTCAACTCCTGGAGAGAGTTCACCTCCTGGTTCGGAGGGTTTGAGACCGCCTTCCCGCCTAGCAATCTGCACTTGGCGGTGTACAGCTTCTTCTCTGCCGGCGGCACCAGCGCCGTGATCATCCGCGCCTATCGTCTGGACGCCTCAGGTCCGACCATCGCCCAGTCGTCGTTCAACGACCAGGCCACCACCGCGGTACCGACGCTTCAGATCAACGCCTCCAATCCTGGGGCCTGGGGCAACAACCTGTGGATCGACATCCTGCCTGGCAATGTCAAGACCTCCCTGGGGGAGGTGGAGACCTTCACCATCGTGGTGAAGTACCAGGGCAACGGTCCTACGAATGTCGTAGAGACCTGGCCGGATCTGTCCATGACCCAGGGGTCCACCAACCTGGGCCAGGCGAACTATGCGATCCCTATCGTCAACAACCCCTGGACCGGGTCGAAGTACATCAACCTGACCGACCTGAGCGCCGCCCTTCCCACGAGTCGCAGTGTCACTGACGGTGTGACCACGACGGCGTCGACCGCGATCACGTCGGCCACGGCCAACTTCACCGAGTCCGATGAGGGCGGCACGATCACCGGTCCAGGCATTCCACCTGGCACGGTGATCACCGAGATGACCAGCGCCACGGCTGCGACTATCTCCAACCCGGCGACGGCCACCGCCACGGCTGTGCATTTCACCATCACGCCACCACCCTGGATCGACAACCCGGCCCCTACCGCGGCCAGTGTCAACCTGACCGGTGGTGGCGACGGCTCACCTATCACCTTCCAGGATCAGTTCACGGCTCTCCAGAAGCTGGACATGTATCCGGATCAGCCATTCGTGATCAACCTGCCGGGGTACACCACGGGAGCAGACATCTCCAGCGTGATCGGCTACGCCGTGCAGCGCGGCAATGCCTTTGTGGTTGTCGACTCCATCCCTGGTGCCACTCCAGCGGCCATGGTGACCTACGCCAATCAGATGTCGGCTAGCCCCCAGGCTGCTATCTACTACCCCCAGGTGCAGATCTCCGATCCGTACTCCTCGACTCCAGGGGTGACCAGGATGGTGCCTCCAGGAGGCTTCGTCGTCGGGAAGTACATCGACACCGACGCCAGGAGAGGGGTGCAGAAAGCGCCCGCCGGCCTGGGAGCCACACTGCTCGGAGCCTTTGGCTTGGAATACACATGCACCAACGCGGACCAGGGCAACTTGACTCAGGCCAATGTCAACTGCCTGATCTCGGTGCCTGGCTCAGGCGTGGTGATCTGGGGTGCTCGCACCCTGTCGCCTTACCTTGTCACCCGGTACGTGTCGGTGGAAAGGACGCTGATTTACCTGTCCACCGAGATGACGGCCATGGTCAAGTTCGCTGTCTTTGAGCCGAACGACTGGGTGCTTTGGAACTCGATCACTTCGATCCTCAGTCAGTTCTTGACATCGTTCTGGCAGAGCGGTGGCCTCCAGGGCACGAGCGCCGCGGAGGCGTTCTACGTCAACTGTGACGCCACCATCAACACGCCCCAGAGCATTCAGCAGGGCATCGTCAACATCGAGGTCGGTGTGGCACTCCAGTACCCAGCCGAGTTCGTCGTCATCGCCATCGGCCAATGGGCTGGCGGTCAGAGCGTCAGCGTCACGACCGGTTAGGAGGAACCATGACCACACGTCCCTTGAACAGTGATCCGCTCAGGAACTTCCGGTTCCTGGTCACTATCACCTCGCCTAACTCCACCGCGGTTCCTACGACCATCAGTCGGATGGGGTTCATGGCAGTCTCTGGCTTGAGTGTCAACAACGAAGTTATCCCCTATAGAGAGGGTGGTAACAACACGACTACTCGTAAGATGCCAGGGCAATCAGACTTCGGTCCATTGACTCTTACGAGAGGCTTTCTGGCCGTGCCAGTTAATGGTGGAAACGGCGGTACTACCGAGATCTACAACTGGTTCCAGATGATCTTCGCCGTGGCTGGTGGCGGAGGAAGCGGTACGGAGGCACCGGGAATGAACTTCAGGACCGGTGTCACCATCGACGTGCTCCAGCACCCGATCACTAAAACTGGCTATGCAGCAGGCGTCGACAATCCTCCTGCTATCAAGGCCAGATTTGGAGTCTATAACGCCTGGCCCATGGGCTACAGCTTCAGTGATCTGGAAGCGGGTGGCAATGCAGTGTTTATCGAGAATCTCACCCTTGCTCACGAGGGATTTGCCTTGCTTACCACCGCTAACCCGTCCGATCCGACCAGCTTCGTCAACCCCGCTAAGTTCCCATGAGCGATCCGCTGGCTGAGTTCACCGCCACTGTCGTTGATGACCCAGAGAAGATCAACGCTATTGCCAAGGAAGTCACCAAGGCTCCGGTGCCGTTGATGCCGCCCCTGCCGGCTGACACGGTGACCCTCCCAGGTGGCTTCCTGGACGACGACGGCAAGCTGCACACAGAGGCCCGTATCCGCGAGATCAACGGCTCCGACGAGGAGGCCATGGCTCGTGAGCTACGCAGCCCAACAGTGAACGTGCCCAAGGTGGTGGATCTCATTCTCAAGCGGTGCGTGCTGTCGGTAGGGGACATCGAGTCGACCCCCAAGCTGCTCGGCAGGATGCTGACCGGTGACCGGGCCGCTCTCATGTTGGCGATCCGCGTTCTGACCTTTGGCAACGACTGGGAGGTGCCTGACTTTCCCTGCCGGCTGTGTGGTCAGAACTTCGGTTGCGTTGTCGAGTTGGACTCCTCCATCGAGGTCAAGAAGATGGAGAACCCCATAGTGCAGGACATCGAGGTGACCCTGCGTAACGGCCACCTGGCCCTGGTACACATGCTCACCGGGGACGTGCAGCTTGAGATGGTGGGTGACGGCAACAGGACCGGCCCAGAAGAGGCGACCATTGCTATCGACCGCTCCATCCGCTCGCTTGATGGCAATCCAGTGATGGGTCACATCGCCCAGAAGATGAGCATGGCTGACCGGCGCAAGATCATCGAAGCCATGACCGAAGCGCAGCCTGGCCCGCGGATGGAGGAGGTGATGGTCACATGCACCGAGTGCGGGCGGGAGGCCGGTTATCAGATCTCTCTCGTAGATCTCTTTCGTTAGGGATCTCACCACTCTCGACCTTCTCTACCTCCAGTACCGGAGAATCTCTGAGCATTTCCCCGGTTGGAATCTGTCTGAGATTAAGCACATGCCCTACCCAGAGCGACAGCACTGGGTCGAAGTCGTCCTGGAGAAATAAGTGCCACCTGATGGCTACGGCATAGGGCTGTTCGACTCCAAAGGCCCAGAGCGTTTTGCCGAGTCCATCGGCAAGATCACCTCTGCCCTGACCGGGGTCCAGAGCGCCTTCAATACCTTCGGATCGTCGGCCCAGAAGAGCATCAGCAGCATCACTCAGCTTGTCGACAGCCTGACCAAGAGCATGGCTGGTCTTCAGAAGCAGATCCAGGGTGTGCAAGGGTCCATGGGTGGGATGGGTGGCGGCGGCGGTGGTGGCGGCGCCGGTGCTGCTACTGCGGGCGGTGGGAGTGGTGGGACTGGCTCTTCCGGCTCTACCCAGGGCCTCTGGCTGCCAGGCAGCATGCGTGGTAATGCCGGTGGTTTCAACCAGGGTCCGCTCGACACCGGCCAGGGCACTCAGCCTGATGGCAGCGCCGTGGCGTCCCAGCTTAAAGACACCTGGGCCAAGATGACAGAGGGCAGCGCCGACGACGCTAAGGCCCTGGCTGGCTCGGGTAACAAGATGACGACCAGCGGCAATGGTGGTCAAGGTGGTGGAGGTCTGGGTGGACCGGCCTCCATGATCTCGGGTGCTATCGGATCAGCCGCCAACGTCCTGTCCTCCTCCGCGGCCCAGAATCTGATCGCCAGCGCCGTCCAGGGCCAGTTCATCGGGGCCTCACTCGGGCCGTCCTTCGGCAAGATGACCATGGGTCAGCAGCAGGGCGCGTACGTCATTCCTAAGGGTACCTTTGCTCAGAGTGCCGCCGACTACGGCCAGGCCAACATGTACATGGCGAACTACATGGGTGCTGACCCCTTCGGTGGTCAGAGTGTCGCCGGCCAGAACTCTGCTGCCTTCAACCGGAGCGCGCAGCAACTCATGACCATGATGCCTTCCATGACCCGCCAGCAGGCCATGGTGGCGACGAATCAGATGCAGCAGCCAGGGACGCTTAACGCCGGTCTGATGTTCGGCTTGAACTTCAAACCAGGCGGCAAGGCCATGGACATCACGTCCCAGTACAGCATGATCTATCAGAAGCTGTTTGCCGGCTTCCCAGGTGGTGCGCCTTCGGGTGATCAGTTTGAGTCGTACATGGCTCCTGGTGGCCCAGGAGAGAACAACCTGGCTGCCCTGGGTATCACGCCAGGGAGCGACGGTTACTCCGGATTCATGCAGTACGCCCGTGCCAGGATCGGGATGAAGTCCCAGGGCAAGGACATCACCAAGGTGGATCTTGGCACCAAGCAAGGGGCCAAGGCTGCCGGCTTCGGTCAGACCGCGGCCTACGCTCAGCTTCAGGCCCAGTCGGCCAAGTCACGCATGGAGTCGGTGGCTGAGCCTGGTATTGCCGGTGCAGCTAAGAATCTGAATGATGCTGCTGCTGCACTGCTGAAAGCCGCTACTCCGCTGTCGGCTTTAGGTGGTGGCCTCATCGGCAAGATCTTCGGCGGGTCCGGTGGTCTGCTCGGAGGCATCACCTCAAAGATCCCTGGCATGGGCATGGCTACAGGCATGCTCGGACATCTCCCAGGTGTCGGCGGGATCATCAAGAGCATCTTCCAGCAGGGCGGTGAGGTACCAGGAACCGGCCCTCAGTTGGCCGTCGTCCATGGCGGTGAGTTCGTTCTCACCAAAGAAGATGTCGAGAAGATGAAGGGCAAGAAAGGCGGTCATGGTGGAGGGGGCGGTGTCGGTCTCCTGGGTGCCGGTGGAGGTGGTAAGGGAGGGGACAAGACCATCTTCCATCTCTTGGCCGGCAAGCCTTCTGACAACGAGGTTTCGACCACTGTCCTGGGCATGTTGTTCTCCGCTCCCCCTAGTGGCTCTCTCATCGCGGGGTTGACGAAACCGGGTGGAGCGCAGCACGGGGCTGGGAAGGCCGCGGCCCCGGCTCAGGGTGGTGGTAAAGGCAATGCTGGTGTAACTGCCCTGGGGGGCATGGATCGTATTCTGTCAAGCCTTGGTATCCAGCCGGGTAGTCCTCAAGCCTCCAACCTTTCCTTCTTATTGGGTGGCGGCGCTGCTGGTGGTGGAGGAGGTGGAGGGCCGGCTACCACGAGCGCAGGAACAGCGTCGAATGCCAAAGGGGGAGGAGCCTGGAACTACAAATCGGCTGGCATTGGGCCGAATGACCTGTCTGGGATGTTCCTGGGAACGGGTGGTGGAGCAGCCAGCCAGACCTCTGACGGTTCTGGGAGTGGATCCGGTGGCTCGGGCGGGACAGGGTCTGGCACGCCAACCAAGTTGACCGGTAGTGGTAACGCCCAGCAGGCATACAACTTCTTCTTGGGCAAGGGCTTGAAGGACTACATGGCAGCCGGCATCCTGGGCAACCTGGCCCAGGAGTCCAGCATCAACCCTGGTTCGGCCCAAGCTGGCGGTCCTGGCCGTGGTATTGCCCAGTGGTCAGTGGGTGGTAGGTGGGACACGTTGGTGGCCTGGGCCAAGGCCCAGAACCGTGATCCCAACAGCCTCCAGACCCAGTTGGACTTCATGTGGTCGCAGGAGTTGAACGGCACTGAGGCCGGCTCCCTGGCAGCGTTGAAGGGAACCACTGATGTCACCTCTGCCACCACTTCGTTTGAACAGACCTACGAACGAGCCGGCATCCCGGCCATGTCCAACCGGATCAAGTTCGCCCAGAATATCTTGTCGTCCAAGGGTGCTGGTTTCGCCCGTGGCACCCAGCTTGTAGCTCGTACTCAGCTAGCTCTGCTGCACCGCGGTGAGGCTGTGGTGCCTGCGGCTGACAACTACTCGTCCTCTCCCTACAACAAGGGTGGGGCGCAGGGTGGCAGCCCTATCGTGCAACTGAACTTCAAACCTGGCTCGGTGGTGCTCCAGGTGCCGGCCAACTCCTCCCAGAAGGACATGGACAACCTCGCCAAGCAGTTCATAGCCGCGGTCTCCAAGCCTCAGAATCTGATGGCAGTGAGGAGTTCGTGATGCCGCAGATCCGCATCATCCAGAACCCTGCTGATGTATCGGGCAGTCCTACCGCCAAAACGCCTGCGTCCACGACCCCTCCTCCCACGACCCCTGTGGGTCAGCAGGCATACAACGTGGCGAAGACTTGTATAGGAACGTGGTACGGGTGGGGCGGTAACGGTCCCCCAGGGAGTGGCTATGCCAGTGGGCAGCCACATGACGGTACTGGCTTCGACTGCTCGGGCCTCATGGTCTACGCCTACAACACCGGCCCAGGTGCTCCTGGTGTGACCCTGGGCGGGCGCACGGTGGCTGAGTTCTGGAACAACAACACCAGCTTGACCACGGCGGTCGACTACTTGGGGGCAGACAAGGGCCTCACCGCGGCTCAGCTTGAGCAGAAGCTGTCGGTGGGGGATCTCCTGTGCTTCGGCCCCCCTGGCTTCGCTGATCCTTCCTCCGGTCACGTAGTCATGTATGCCGGCAACGGTCGAACCATCGAGGCCCCTCAATCCACCCAGAAGGTCTTTGAGGGACCGATGTATGCACCTGGGACTCCTGGTGTACCAACGGACTTGTTCCTGGGAGCAAAGCGCCCCACGGGAGAGGGGTACACCCCTGGTGGTAGTGGTGGTGGTGGAGGAGGTAGTTCTTCCCAGGGTAGTGGTAACAGTCAGAGCACCACGGGGGCGACATGGCAGCAGGAGGCCGCGGCTCAGCAGGCGATCATCGCCAAACTCCCTGACCCACGGGACAACCTGCCCTTTTCCAAGTTCTTCCAGATGATGCACATGAAGCCAGGCAACACGCTCGTCCGCGGTGGGATGGCAGACCTGACCACCAAGCAGTTCCGCCTGTACTTCATGATGAACCCACAGCAGATCTCGATGGGTTCCAACATCGATACCTCCAACCTGACCTCGCCGTTGCAACAGGATCCCACCAACATGCAGTTCGGCGGCTACTGGGTGACCAACCAAACGGTCAGCTTCACCATCTATTTCAACCGCATGTACGAGGTGGCCTATGGCGGTGCCAAGGGGCCATCGGAAATCGGATGTCGTTGGGACATTCGCGCTCTGGAGCGACTTGTCGGGATCTTTGACGCCTCCACTAAAGGCGGGGCCAACGTGGGAGTAGGTAACTACGGGGCCGGCGGCTACCCACCCATGACCTATCCGCTCCAGGTGGTCTTCGGTGGGGCGAACTCCTACTCGTTCCAGGGCACCATCGCCTCTCTCGACTACACCTACACCCTCTTCAACTACAACATGGTCCCCATCGAGGCGTATGCCGACATCTCGGTGATGCGGATCTACCAGCCCTCCATGTCCAGCCCTGATCTCGTCAACAGCTTGCCGATGACAGCTTCGGTGGGAGGCCAGTATCTATCTTCGGTCAAGGCCACTCAGTCCACCTCGTCTGCGACCCAACAGTTCAACCTGAAGAAGGGCAGCGGATCATGATCGTCCAAGGTTCTCGGTACATGGGCCAGCCGGTTATCACGGTGCCCACCGCACCCACCGTGACGGGGATCTGGAAGGGTCAGTCCATCATTGACATCTCCCAGGACACGGCGGTAGCTGTGTTCGGTGGCCCACCCGCTGGCCCCAGTGCCTTCGCCTACTACACCGTGGTGGACGGTGACCGCTTCGACGTGATCTCCTACAAGGTCTATGGCCTTCCGGACTATTGGTGGCGCATCGCCAACGCCAACCCAGAGATCTTCTATCCGGACCTCCTTGTCACTGGCTCGATCATCAGGATCCCCACCTCGATATGACCGTCAATGTCGTCGCCCTTCCGATCTTCGATCCTGGTGGCATCGCGGCCAAGAAGACGGTCAACACCATCAAGGTGATGATGACAGAGGGTATGCACGACACCGCGGTCATCACTCTGCGAGCAGAGCCGACTAACGCTCCGGAGTTACAGCCAGGCACCCCCGTAAAGATGCAGTACGGCTGGAGTCCGGTCGACACCGATTGGTTTTTTGGCTATGTCGACCACATCGAGAACCACTATGACAAGTCTCTGCCCGATCAATCTACCTTTGAGGACGTGGTCTGCCTGGGGGCCAGCTACGCCTTGAAGGATCCCTTCACAGGGGCCTGGACGAATGTGCAGGCGTCGAGCCTGGTACAGCGTATGGCTGGGCAGTTCTTCCTGTCGACCCTGATCGAGAACGATGACTACACCTGGCCGCAGCTATCAAACCCTGGCTCGTCAGCCTGGTCGTACCTTGTGCAGCTTGCCAACAAGGTGGGCTACAGCCTGGCTTGTAACAAGACGATGCTCCGCTTCATCTCCGTTGATACCGGCGTGAAGGCTTACGGTCCCAGTATGCCGGTGTTCAAGACCAGGAACACCGCCCCCAATATCGCCTACCAAGGCATCACCTCCTTCCAGTCTGTCACGGGTGAGTCGTTCACTACCGCGGGTGCTACCAGCGCCGTCCGTACCATCGCTGGCCTTGATCTCAACTCGGGTCGGATCATCGGGGCAGTGAATGATGGTGAGGACATGACCATCCTGGGTCAGAACTCGGTGTACCCCTTCTTTAGTCAGCAGATCTCCAGCCTCGTGGTCAATAGCCAGAGCAGTGCCCATGGCACTCTGGCCGGCATGGCTGAATACAACCGGTTCAACTACAAGGCCCAGGCCACGCTGACCGGCATGACCGTGGTCAGGCAAGGCATGCCCATCGTGCTCAACGGGATCGATGCCGACAATGACGGGGTGTGGTGGGTACACGAGGTCGTTCACAAGATCTCGACAGTGGGCTACTCCATGGACACTGTCCTGGGTCGTGACTCCAAGGGTGACAGTGGCATGCGCCCGGTTCAAACCCCAGGCGTAGCCTTCTCCCCTCAGAACCCCTTGCCTTATGCCGTGGGCAATCCCCCTCCTACCAAGCTCGTGAACAATCGCTGGCGCGCCGCTTACAACTCCAATGTCAACGTCAGTTAGCCCGACTCCACTCTTTCACCCTGGCGTTTATGCAGCCAAGGTTTACGCCAACAATGACCCGCTGCACCAGCACCGGATTCAGATGTACATCCCCCAGGTCTTCGGTGTCCAGCCGGTTAAGATCTGGGCACCTCCGGTTACCCAGGTGGCCGCGGTGCCGGCAGTTGGCAGCGTGGTGTGGTGCCTGTTCCAGGGTGCCGACTCCTCCTACCCCACATACCTACCCCAGCAGTCCGGAGGCGGCGGCAGCGCCGGTCCAACGGGTCCAACCGGTCCCGTAGGTCAGCCAGGCCCTCAGGGGCCGGCAGGCCCCCCAGGAGCTACTGGAGTTACAGGAGCAGTCGGCCCGGTCGGTCCTACCGGGCCATCGGGTGGACCCCCAGGCCCCACCGGACCAGCCGGCCCTCAGGGAATACCGGGTGTCACCGGAGCGACTGGGGCCGCAGGAACCACGGGTGCCACAGGAAGCGCAGGCCCAGCCGGTCCTACCGGTGCAACTGGCCCACTTGGCGGTCCTACCGGACCCACCGGACCCATGGGGCCTCCTGGCTCCATGTACACCCAGACCCTCGTCAACCCCACCACGGCTGGCTCTCCGTACCTGATCACTCACAACCTGAACAACACCACGCCCATGGTGCAGCTATACGACGCGGTCAACGGGCGGATGCTCGACGCCGAGATCACGGTGGTGAGTGCCAACTCCATCTCGATCACCTTCAATGTCACCCCACCCGACAGTGTGACCGTGGTGGCGGCGAATGGCACCAGTGGTGGCACGGGTCCGACTGGGCCAGCCGGTCCTGCTGGCGCGACCGGTGTCGCTGGCCCCACTGGTCCCACCGGAGCTACTGGAACTCAGGGCGCTCAGGGTACTCCAGGTGTCGCCGGCCCGACTGGGCCAACGGGGGTAGCTGGAGTCACGGGGCCGGTTGGACCCGCGGGAGCGGCGGGACCGACAGGCCCGACTGGAGCGGCCTCAACGGTGCCTGGGCCTACTGGCCCCGCCGGCCCCACTGGGCCTCAAGGTCTGCCTGGGACACCCACGCCGACGAGCAACTTGCGGGCCTACCGGAATGCTGCTGGCACTATTCCCACCACCTGGAGCCAGGTTCGTTACGATGTCATCAACTGGGATACCGATAGCGCATACAACACCGGTACTGGTGCCTATACCGTTCCTAGAGCAGGTCGCTATCTAGTTGATGCTCAGATCCAGGCCCCGGCTACTGGTAACCGTCAGCAAATAGGTCTTGCTATCTACCTGAATGGCGTGATGACCGCTGACGGTGTCACTGGGTTTTCCGGTAATGCCGGTGACCAGATGTCGATTGAGATGTCCGACACCTTGACATGTGCGGTTGGCGACTCGATCACCTTCCAGGCGTATGCATCTGCCACCCTCAACGTCAGCACCGGCACCACGAACACCTATGCCACTATCGACCTCGTCGGTGGAGGTGGTCCGACCGGGGCCGCTGGTCCCACCGGGGCTACGGGTGCTACCGGTGCTGCCTCCAGTGTGCCAGGCCCCACCGGTCCTACAGGTGCAGTAGGAGCGCCCGGTCCTACAGGCCCCGCTGGTGTCACAGGTTCTGTTGGCCCTACCGGGCCTACAGGTGCAGCCTCGATAGTGCCTGGCCCTACCGGTCCTACCGGGGTCGGTGCCACAGGTCCGACTGGCGCTACTGGCGCGGCCTCCACCATCCCTGGACCGGTGGGTCCAACTGGCCCTCCTGGCATCGCCTATCACCAAACGATCACCGGCCCAACAACAGCCGGCTCCCCGTACTACATCGCCCACGGTCTCAACTCGCTCTATCCCATCGTGCAGCTATGGGACGCCACGACTGGAGGTCTGCTTCAGGCTGAGGTCGCGGTCGTAGATGCCAACACCGTGAGCGTGACGTTCCGAGTCACGCCCCCGAACAACGTCAACGTGGTGGTGGGTGCCGGCGTGGGGCAGGCAGGAGGAACGGGAGGGACTCAGACCCTTGGCTACACCTACACCCAGTCATCCGCGGCTACCACCTGGACGATCTCGCACGGTCTCTCCTTCTATCCCAATGTCACCGTGGTCGACTCCACAGGAAATGAGATCTTCCCTGGGAACGTGCAATATCCCAGTAGTTCCACGGTTCAACTGACCTTCTCGGCTGCCGTAGGCGGCTCGGCATATCTGAGTTAGGAGCTAGCCATGCCTGTCTATTACGGTGCCGTCGACCTCAGCCAGAACGAGCTTCGTAACGCCAAGGTTCAGAACCTGGGCAGCGCCCCTGCTTCTCCGACTACCGGCCAGCTTTACTACAACTCCACCCAGAACGTCCTCTACTGGTGGAACGGCACGGTCTGGATCTCGGCAGCGGGCGCGACCATATCGGCCACTACCACGACGCTGGCTATCGGCGGTGCCAACACGCCTGGTGTGTCGACACAGCCCAGTGCCGGCGACCACGCCCATGGCATGCCGGCCTTCGGTGGCACGGTGGTGGCCGAGACCAGCTATGGCCTCGCCAGCGCGCTCGGCAGTGCTACCACCCTGCCGCACTCCGATCACACCCACGGCACACCAGCCCTGACCACCAACAACCCGGTCATTCAGGCCATTGGTGATGCACAAGCGGTAGGTGTCTCGGCCTTCCCATCGCATGATGACCACCGGCACGGCATGCCAGGCTTCGCCGCCCCTACGGCACAGACCTCGTTCGGCCTGGCGACTGCCACCGGTAGCGCCGTCACCGTTCCTCACTCCGATCACGCGCACGGCACGCCCGCTCTCCCTGCCGTGAACGCCCTGGCTACCACCACCGGGGCGCTCAACATGCAGGCGTTCCAGATCAACAACATGGCCGATCCCACCAACCCCCAGGATGCGGCCACCAAGAACTACGTGGACGGTGCCATCAACGGCCTGTCCTGGAAGGCCCCCTGCGTCGCCGCCACCACGGCCAACATCGCTCTGACTGGCACGCAGACTATTGACGGCGTGGCCGTGGTGGCCGGTAACCGGGTCTTGGTCAAGAATCAGACCACGGCCTCAGGCAATGGCATCTACGTGGTGGCGGCTGGGGCCTGGGCCAGGGCTGCTGACTCCACTACTGCGGCCCAGTTGGAGAACGAGGCCACCTACATCGACCAGGGCACTACCCAGGCCGGCACGGGCTGGACGATGACCACCCCGTTGCCGATCACGGTGGGTACTACCAGCCTGACCTACGCCCAGTTCTCGGGAGCCGGCACCTACAGCGCCGGCAATGGCCTGACTCTCACTGGCAACGTCTTCGCCGTAGGGGCAGGCACGGGCATCCTGTCGACGGCGGGCCAGGTTGCTGTCGACACGACGGTGATCGCCACCCAGGCGTTCGTGAACACCGCGGTCACCGGTATGGCGAAGAAGTACGCCGGGGCCTTGAACGGCTCGGCCTCGCCTGAGACCATTACCCACAACCTCAACACCCAGGACATCACGGTCATGGTTCACAACAGCGCATCGCCCTATCAGTTCGTCCAGGTGGACTGGGCAGCCCTTAGCGTCAACACTGTGCAGATCACCTACAACCCTGCGCTTGGTGCAGGCTGGCGCGTGGTGGTGGTGGGCTAATGCCCCGCTCCTACGGCATCACTAACATCGCCCCCTACGCCGCGGCCCCGGCAGTCGGCCCAGCCGGCGACACCTACTACAACACCGGGACCAAGGGCCTGTACATCTCGGACGGCACGGCCTGGAATCAGATCCAGGCCGGGGGAGGAACAACCGGTCCCACGGGACCGGCGGGTGCAGCCGGTGCGGCGTACGTGGACGTGGCTTCGACCGCTCCACCTCCAGCTACACCCACCATCAATCCGCCCAACGGCTTGCTCTGGGTTGACACCAGTACCACGCCCTCCTGGACGACGTACCTCATTCCTGGACCCACGGGAGCCACGGGACCGACCGGAGCTACCGGTCCCTACGGTGCCGAGTTCGACGGTGGTAACCAGACCAACGTCGACAACAACACCCTGACTCGGGCCGGGGTCTACATCGGCACTGATGGCAACGGCAATGCGCCCCCGTTCCCCGCTGGTCAGTACGTGCTAGAAGTCCATGCGGTGAATGGGAACAGTGTCATCGAGCAGCGGGCCACCCATGTCAACCAGCCCAACTACATCGCCACCCGTCAGTACAGCAGTGGGGCCTGGGGGCCTTGGCGAATATCCATGCCGAATGTCAGTCGTTACAGCTGTCGGGTTTATCGTACTGCTGCCTTTACCTTCACCACAGCTAATACTCAGTACGTGATCCCTTGGGATACCAAGGCTTGGGATCCTGACAACTGTGTCAATATCAGTAATGGTACGTACACCTGTCCGGTAGCCGGTCTTTATCTGGTTCGTGCTTCGGTTTCGTACAGTGCTGGAGGTGCGCTTCAAACTGTAGTGAGGATTCTGGTGAACGGGACGATTGACACCGTTGTCATAGGATACATGGGAATCGTAAGTGCCTTTGCTATGGAGGCTGTCGCTACCTTGACCTGCAACGCAAACGACGCCATTACTACGGCAGGTCAATGCAATACCGCTAATACGGCAATGCGTGGTGGAACTTCTGAGTCGTATATGGCTGTTATCTATCTCGGACAGTTTGGAGTGGGCTGATGGCGGTTTTGAAGTACTACGACCAACCCTCTGCCACCTACGTCACCCTGCCTGGCCTGCCAGGGGCGCAGGGACCAACCGGTGCGGCTGGACCCACGGGGCCGACTGGAGCGACCGGTACCGCCAGCCAGGTCAGTTGCCGGGCGCACCGGGCTGCTGCCTACAGCATTCTAACTTCGTTGTCCCCTCTGGCCTGGGATGTCGTTGATTTGGATACCAACGGCGCTTACAACACCTCCACTGGGGCATACACGATCCCCGTGGCTGGTAGATACCGTGTCTCCGGTCAGATCATGGGGACAGTGGCCGGAACCAATCAACTCCAGGTTTCAATCTATAGAAACGGAGTGTTGTTCTGCAATCAACAGTCTGCTGCGGTTACTACTGCTCAAAACCTGTGGGCACAGGCTATCGACACTGTTAACTGTTCGGTGGGCGACACCATAACCTTCCAGGTTAACGCCACCACTCAGGTGGGATTGAACCCCAGCCCCTACAACAGCTTTATGACCATCGACCTGCTGGGCGCAGGCGTCGGCCCCACGGGTGCGGTTGGTCCGACCGGCCCCAGTGGCACCATCACCGACAGCGGCTGGCACTGGGTCAACGGTCCTGGTGAGCCGACATCATCTTCGGCAACCTATGACACTGCTGGTAACTCCTGGAGTGCGCCCAGGTTCCGACGTGATGCGGCGGGGTGCGTGTTTCTGGATGGGCTGTTTGGAGGTGTTCCAGCCGGTCCCATCACTTTTTTCACCCTTCCCCCAGGGTATCGGCCTGCTTATGAGCTTAGGTTTGAAACAACGCCAGGGGTTTACATACGGGTATTGCCCACTGGTGATGTGATCTGTGCTGCTAACTCAGTACCTGCAAGTTACAACGCCTTGAACGGCGTGACCTTCATGGCTGAGGATTACCAGTCCATCAACTGGACGTACCCCACGCCTCAGAACGGCTGGACGAACCTGGGCCAGGGCTGTGCGCCTCTCCGTTACTTCCTGGACTCTGCCGGTGACGCTCATCTGTCCGGTGTGATCACAGGAGGGGCAGCCGCCAACACCATCTTCATGACATCGTTCACTTGGGACTTCGATCAGATCTTTGCTGCGGCGTGCGCTCCTGGTAGTGGAACATCTACTTGTCGAATCGATTGTCATGCCAGTGGAGGCATCAACACCAACGGTTATATCGGTGGTGGTACGAACGCCTGGGTGTCGCTGGACGGGATCGTCATATCCAACGTCGGCGGGACGTGGTGGGCACCCGCTCTGTCGAACAGTTGGGTGAACTACGGAGGTGGTTGGGCAGGACTGGGATTCTCGATCAACAAGAACGGTGTGGTCAGTATGCGGGGGCTGGTCAGGAGTGGGACGACAACCGGGGGCACTCTTATCGCTGCGGCGGGAGCGATTCCCTATCCTCCCACTTATCAGATTCCGTTCTTTCAATCAGCTAACGCAGGTCAAGCCCGATGTGATGCCGCAACAAACGGTGGTATCACCTTCCAACAGTTCTTCAGTGGTGGAACCAATGGTTATGTGGCCGTACAGGGCCGTTGGCTCACTGAAGCATCGGAAGGATCAGGGGCCAGTCAACAGGGAGCTATTGGACCCACGGGGGCAACAGGACCGGCAGGGGCGTCCTCGCCTCTGTCTTCGTGGGTCCAGACCCTGACTGCCCCCACCGCGGTGTCTTCGCCCTACACCATCACTCATAATCTGGGCACTACCAATGTCCTGGTGCAGATGTATGACGCGGTGACCACTCAGCAAGTCCAGGCCCAGGTCAGCGTGCTGAACAATAATCAGATCCAGGTCAGCGTCGCCACCAACATGCCCAACAACGTGAATGTGGTGATCATGGGGGCACCTACTTCACCGATCTCGCTCTTTCCAGGGGATCTCGCCACCAAGGCGTACGTGGATGCTCGTACTCCCAACCTGCCGGCTCCTATCACATCAGGCTCAGGAGTCAACAGCTTCACTGACGCCCTGGGAGATGTATGGGTGGCTGCCAATGGCGTGTATAACGGAGCCTGGAAACGGGCCACTGACGTGATGCACTCCAGGGTGACCAGGAATAGTGCTTTCAACATCACCACCACTATCACCCACCTCGGCATGGATGGGGTGATCAACGACCCCTATGGAATCTACGCATCTGGTTGGACGGTCCCCATCGGTGGTGTCTGGTTGCTCGGTGGTGTTGCAGGTATGAATACCATTGCCAATGGTTGGTTCCGGTTCAGGTACTACCTGAACAGTGTTTTTCAGAGTTTTCTTGGCTTGATCAGCCTGAGTACCGCCATAGGCGGGGTTTGCAGCTTCACTTCAATGCCACTGAAACTCAATGCTGGTGATATCGTACAGATTTTTGCTGACGGTAGTGCTACTACTGCATTGCTTACTGGTGTGAACTACACCACTGCTTCGCTTGACTACCTGGGGGCAGGATGACACTTCTCGATTACGCCAACTGGGTGCCGTTGCCTGCTCCTCTGGCAGCAGCCGCACCTTTCTCTAGCTTTACTTCTCCTGATGGGGAGGTGTGGGTAGCTAAGGGTGGGATAGCCGGTGGAGCCTGGCGTCGGGCCAGGGATGTGTTGCATGTTTTCATCAGTCGGACAGGAACTGCGGCTCTTGCTGGCAATAACTCCTTAATCCCTTACGACACTGTTCAGGCTGACCCGATGGGACTCGGCATCACTAGTAACGGATTCTCTTGCCCCATTGCCGGGTCTTACCAGATACACGGTCAGTACATGTACACTTCCACTGCGGTCAATCAACCGTACTCTTTGGGTATCTGTAGAAATGGTGCTGCACAGAGACTGGGAGAGATCGCTCTGTCGAATGCTTCTGGCAATGTGGTTTGCGCCACCGTTGATGGCACCATGAGCGACTTGAGTGCCGGTGATCTCATGCAGATTTATACCAACTATTCACCGGCTATATCTGCGTCTGGCGGCGTCGCTTACACCCACATGACCGCCAGGTATATAGGAGGGCACTCATGATCACCAGCCCTCGTCCGGTAGCCCTGCAAAATAGTGGCGACATCTACCAGGAGCTTGGCCCCAACTATTCCAGCCAGGAGCTACTGGTCACGGCTGCCCTGCGGACGGCCATGATCCCTGGTGACGAGATCGTGGCTGAGGTGCGGCCACCCATCTGTCTGGAGCCATTCCCACCGCGGTACGGCTACCCGTCTTACCAGGAGCGCCAGGACAGCATCGAGGCAGTGCTCGATGTGAACCGGAGCTACCCTCCGAACCGGAGGTGGGATCTTAGTGGAGGGGTCGCGGGCTGGCAGGGTGCAGCGCGTAACGTGGGCGTTGAGGAGGTGTGGTAATGACTTTGCATGTCGGTCATGGCATTGGGGGCACGCCCCAGGGCATCGGTCCTATAGGCGACCTCGCGCCGCCGGCTCGCCCCATGCATGGCCGCGTCGTCGGCCTCATCCCCATGTTGAAGTTCGCGGGCGACGTTGTCGGCCCCCTGGCTCAGGCTCGTACCAACGCCAGGAAGAACGCCAGGGACTTCAATGACACCGAGACCACTCGCATCGAGGGCCAGGCCGGCGGCAAGACGATCCATACCGGTGGCCCCAGGGGAGGCGGTCCCAAGCCATTCAACGTGGGCATGGCCGGCGGTGGCCGAACATCCACGACAAGCGCGCAGGCGGCGGAAGACGAGGCGAGGGAGGCACGGGCCAAGCAAGCTGGCCGGGAGAACCGGGCCGCTTACACCCGCTGGATGGGCACGTCCAGGCGACCACCGCGTCAGCCCTGGGGTGGCGAGCCTGAGGCTGAGACTCCTTTCAGTGAGGAGTACGAGCCGAAGCACATGAAGAAGCCGCCCAGGAAGACCATGGACACATCCAACATGAGAGATTGGACACCCTGATGGCTGAGAACAAAGACCGCAGCATGAACGCCGAACTCATCGACGGGATGGTCGACGGGACGTACAAGCGCGTCATTATGGGCCGGTCGCTCTACCCAGACCCTGATCGCCGGCTCCAGCGGGCCGACAGGCTCGACCTGAACCATGGCTACGGGGGCTATGGCATCTGCGAGGCTCCGGAGAAGCGCACCCCAGATGGGCGCTTCACTCACGACTTGGGGTTCATCCCGCCTGAGGCGGGGCGGGTGGTTTAGATTCCACGGTTACTTGTCTGCCGGGAGTGCATGACGATTGAGCAACTCCCGCTCTATGACGGGCCTCCCCAGCTTGAGGCCAGCGACCCCCTTCTGGATAACATCGTGCGCCGGCATGTTCAGAAGCACGGTGACATGAAGACAGACAGCGCCGCCCTCCTGGTGGCGTCGGAAGACTCCTGTACCTGCCCCTCGTGCAAGGGCCGCGCCGGCAGTTTCTGGGATGTCCATCGCACTGAGGTGCTCTCGGGCCTCAAGGAGCGGTGGACAGGGTTCCATCCGGAGTTCTATGCGACGAAGGACACCTATCGGGAAGACGCCATGCGGTGCTTCAACCTGCACCGCCGGCCTCAGGGCACCGACTGCATCGACTACCGGGACGATAATCGCAAGCTGTCGGGTAGGAACTGGCCCCAGGACAAGGCGGTCTACCTCTGTGATTTCTGCCCGGTGAAGACCGCGGTGGACACAGCCATCCGGCACGCGGCTGGCATGTACAAGAGAGCGCCAGGCGAAGTTGACTGAGATGAACGGCTCGGAGCCGACGCCCCAGGAGGTCGTGACCCTCTTCCTCATCGTGATCGACCTGGATGGCTCTTCTAGAGCGATCCTGAACACCGAAGAGCGGTTCATGGCCCAGCGTCAGGCCACCCCGAAGGATGTCTACCCGGCGGTGGCGAACGTGCTGGCCGATTTCCAGGGCCTCAAGACCGCGGAGGCCATGGTCAGTTTCCAGATGCAGATGGCCCGCTCTGCCCAGGAGGCGAGTCAGGCGGCTGCCAGTCGACAGGAGGACAAGTGAGCTACGCCGACATCGCCGCCCTTGCCAAGGATGAAGCGTTCCAAGAGCGGGTCAAGGTCAGCGCCACCATCGATTGCCAGACCCATCTGGACGATCCCAACCGGGCTGACTGGTCGAACCTGGCCTACGACACTCTGCGGGGTGCGGATCATGTGATGGACACCTTCATCCGGTTCGTGGCGCAGACTACCGGTATTGCGGACGGCTATCTACCTACCATTGATCAGACGACGATCACCGACGAGGCCATCTCGACCGCGGTCGATGCGGCCTACCCCATCATCGCCAGCCTGTGGTACAACCCAGACGGCACCCCTTGGGGCGGGGCTATGCACCCACCTGTTGGGGAGGAGGTGCCGCCCATCGAGGAAGTGCCCCCTGCCATCACGTCATTTGATCCCATCAGTGGTGGGGCAGACACCCTGGTCACCATCATCGGGGTGGGCCTGACCAACACGGCCAGGGTGAACATTGGCGCTGACTGCGGCAATTTGACCGTGGTCGATGACACCCAGGTGACCTGCACCATCGCCAACCCCAGGCCCTCCAAGGGGTTCTACGACGTGATAGTCGAGATCAACGCCATCAACTACACCGCGGCCACCCAGTTCCAGATCACCTGAGAACTGTCTCTAGAGGCCCCTGTGGCCCCCTGTGACCGCCTACAGCCGACTTTGGGTAGTCCAGCCCTCTGTCCACTGGTAGGCGTCCTGGAGGGGCACTGAGGGGCTGTGATCGTGGCCGCAGTTCCACTGTCCAGACCAGCGGTCCTGGAGGCAAGGCGGCGGGGAGTCAGCCACCTGGAACTTGCGCCCTGAGGGCCGTAGCTCCTGACTAGTGACGATCCCCTTCTGAGTCGCCATCAGGTGTAGGTGAAGCTGGCTGCCTTGTAGGCGTTGCCGTTGGGTCCGGACACCGACACTCCCGTGATCCCTGGGCACTCACCAGGAGGAGCGACACAGGTGATCGAGGTGGCACTGACCACTACCACGCTGGTCGCGGCCCGCCCGCCCATGGTCACGGTGCAGCCGGCGGCGAAGCCGGTGCCAGTCAAGGTCAGGGCTGTGGCAGACCTCGTGCCTCCGGTGGCTGGGGCCACGGTGGTCAAGGTCGAAGTCGAGGCTGGCACCAGGCCCGCCACCGCGGTTAGCTGGTTGGTGACCAGGGTCTGCTCGGCGGTCCACCTGTTCTTGAACGACCCGTTGGTGCCAGTGCCAGGGTTGAGGTTGGCGGTGTTGGCAGAGCAGTCGGTGCGGTTGGCGTTGGCCGGCGGGGACGTGTTGGGAGCGTCAGGGAAGGGCACTGGGCTGATCGGCACCCCGGTGGGCTGGGTTACGGTCCCCCCAGGGGAGGTGCTGTACCCGCTGCCGTCCTGGGGAGCGGTGTTCTGATAGCGAGCTACGGGCTGTACCGGTAGCTCCTGAGGGTAGAAGTGGGTGACGAAGCTCATGGCGTGGTCCCCACGACGGTGATGTCCCGGTTGAGGTTGTCGGCGCGGCCCTGGAGCCTGGCCTGCTCGACAGCCAGGCTGGCGTTGGCAGTCGAGGTGCGGCTCACGGCTCCGGTGGGCGGTACGTCAGTGAAGGAGGACTGCCCGCCGGCCCCGTTGGTGTTGCCCACCAGGGGAGAGGAACTCCAGGTGGTCTTGGCCGGGTCCACGATGGAGATGAGGAAGGGGTTGCCAGGGGAGTTGGGCGTGCCACTGCCGGCCACGGTGTAGAGGGCGGCGGCGTTCTGATTGGCCGGCAACTCCAGGGGGTGGATCTGATACGGACCCTGGTAGGGCGCGGCCATCAGGCGTTGGCTTTCTCAGCCGCCTTGGCAGCCTTCTCTTCCTCCCGCTTGGCCTTGGCCTCAGCCTGCTTGGCCGCGTGCTCGTGGAAGTCACTGCTGCCACCTTCCAGGCGAGGATCGTCGCTGATGTCAGCTACGACCTCCTGGACGTTGTCCTGGTGCTCCTGGATGGCTGCCTCTGCCTGGGCCTTGCGCTCGTCGGAGATCGGGGCGTCAGGGTCGACGGCCACGTTCCCGGTGGCGACGATGGCGCTGGCTGCCGCGGTGTTTGCCGGTAGCTCATAGGGGGAGATGACTTGCTTGTAGGGGTCGACATACTCGGGCTGAGGCGGGGGAGTTTCCGCTTGCTGCTCTACCTCGGCCTCAGCCTGGTGGGTCGTCCTGCGATGGGGTGCGTGCTCTTGGTCGTCTGCCATGCCCTAAGTCTTACCCACCGCCTCCTGCTCCCCTGTGTCACTCGATGCCCAAGGGTCTTCGGTGGCCGTCCCGAAAATCATGGCCGGCGTGGTCTCCAAAAATGGCTGCATCATGCAGGACTGATGGATCTTGGCCCTGACGAGGCCCTGGGGCAGGGGGACGTGGCCCACCCAGTCTAGGGTGAGGGGCCAGTTCACCCCAGGAGTGAGCACCAGGGCACCCAGGTGCTTGATGCAGGATCTGGCCGGCGGTTCGGGCCGGCGGTCGATCAGGTAGGCATCCGGCCAGTCACATGGCTCTCGCCAGTCGCACACTACGCTTGACTCTATGCCAGAACTCGCGGCTGCCCCAGAGCTACTTGGTGCCGGCGCTGAGGGTGCCGGTGCTGGCGGGATGGGCGAGATGGGAGGCATGGACTTCAACGACATGCCCTTCCAGAAAATCGCTGGTCAGATGGGCGGCAAGCTCGTCCACGCGGCCATGGGAGCCATCGGTACCCACGGTGGTGACCAGGAGACCGCCAACATCGGGCCTGTCGGCAAGATCACCTGACGCGAAGCGGCCCCCCGAAGGGGGCCACTTGCATGGCTACACATGGCTACCACACCATGACCGCAGCGAACCGTCCCGAAAGGAGGATGGATCCCGGTGATGTCAGAGTACCAGATTTTTTGGCTAGGCAAGTCGTATGGGGCTGAGCAGGTGGGGCTAGGCCAGTCGGTTAGGATGCTTGCCGCGCAAGCACCCGGCGGGGGATCGTGACCTCAGTACCGTCAGCCTTGCGACGAATGTGCTCGTTGACCACGACCTGGCCGCTCTTCAAGTTGTACCTCTCCATGAACTCCTGGAGGCAGCGGCGAGCCAGGGTCTGCTGGACGTACTGGTAGGGCCAGTCGTTGAGATCTCGTGAGATCTCCATGATCCCCATACCGCCCAGGAACATCTCAACGATGACCTCGTCGCGGATCTGATTCTCGTCCCACTTGGACATGGGCGTGTCGGAGCAGTCTTCGCTACACCAAAACACGAACCGTCCTATGCGGCGACGCCAGCCCATGAACGCACCGCAGCAGCGGCAGCGCATCTCCTGGAGTTCCTCACCGTCCTGCGAGGTGCGGGTCTCGGGCATCAGCTTGCCTTCCTGAGGGCGGCGATGACCTCATCCAGGTAGCTGGCTGGGAACACTGCACCGGACATGTTCTGCCCGGTGGGGATCAGGTTGATGCCCACTCTGATGTAGTCATCAGAGGTGCCAGTCGGGATGCGGGTGATCCTGACCTCTCTGTTGTCGCCCAGCTTGACCCGGCTCACGATCTTGGGCGGGCGGATCGTCCGGACAGGGGTCTTCTTACTTTCTGACATGGTAAACGCGGTCTTTCTCTATCAGTTGGAGGTGGTCTGGGCCTTTGATGTGAGCCGACACAGTGGTCTCACGGTAGTTGCCGTGCTTGTCAATCCAGCGGCGCTTGTGCTCTCGCACTCGCCAGCGGTGGCTCCAGATGACAGTCTGGGGGACGTGGTCTGGATCAGTGTGTTGGGGTGGCCGGTCGACGGGCCGTAGCTCCACGACAGTCACCTCTGACAGCGGACTGTTGGCCCGCTTGAGCCGCTTCCGCATGGGCCGGTCAGCCGGCATGCGGAAGGGGATCTGCTCCTGCACGAACTCCCAGAGGGAGAGCAGGAAGGCGTTGAATCGGTTGAGGGAGAAGGCGTAGCTCTCCCGGTGTCGGTCGTAGTCTTCCCTGGCTCCTGGCAACTGGCCGGCGTCGCCATGGAACTCCACCGTTTCGGCGGTGCTGCCGATGTCCTCGATGGTCAGGTTCTGAACCTTGGTTCCCCACTCCCACTGGGTGATGTGCAGGAGGGGCAGCCCTCCGGTGAGGTTGACCACCTCTTCCTTGCTCGACTGGGCGTACTCCTTCTGATTGACCTCATCCAGTTCGTCGTAGGCATCGGAGAACTCGGAGATGATTACTGCTCCCCGCTCTTCGGACCAAAGGATGGCCTTGATCGAAGTCACCTTGCCGCGGGCGTCGAGGATGTGCAGCGGTCGCTCCAGGTAGATGAAACCGCGGGGGCAGGGGAGATCCTGGGGGAGGATTACCTCGTGCTCGTGGGCCTCGTAGGCGTCGGTGAAGTCCCAGAGGCGGGAGATGATCTCCCGTCGCACGTAGAAAGTCTCGGCGCTGTCGAGCCGGCTGGTCAGGTACTTGTCGACCTTCCACGGCTTGCCTCGCCGCCCGGTCTGGGGGTCGTAGTCCCGCATGTGAGCGTGCTTGTCGACCATGCCCTGGAAGGTATGGATGAACCCACCGCGGTATTGGCTGCGCTCCCACCAGCGACAGAGCTTGACCTGTTCCTCCAGGACATCGATAGGTCTATACACCGTACTCATCGTCGCCCCCTGTAGTGTCTGAGGGCAGCCAGGATGATCCCGGTGGAGAAGCCGATGACGGCTACGATGATGGCGGTGTCGCTCACGACGCCTCCCTCTCCTGGGCATTCAAGGTGTCGCGGCAGAGCTTGGCTTCCCTGTAGTTCATGAAGAAGTCGTCGTACTGCTCTTCACCTCTCATGAGGAACCAGCAGGTATAGAAGTGGATCTCGCCACCAGGGCAGAGGTAGCCCTTCGCGCCTGTGTCAATGGCCCAGCGGCGCTCGTTGCATTCCTCTCGATGGTGCTGAGCATTGCGCCCCAGGCGTACCGGGTGCGGGTTCTCACACCATGTCTGATTGTCGTCGTCCCGATGGATCTCCCAGAGGTTGCTCACGGCCACACCGCCTGGGGGCGAGCCTCGATCAGCTTGAGGCGGTCCTTGTCGAAGGGCACCCACACCGGCTGGCCGGTGCGCTCGCACTCTTCCAGCACCCGGTAGTAGCGGTCGTACTGCCGGCGGAAGTAGCTCCGCTTGACGAGGTACCACACCGCCAGGAAGGGCAGGATCAGGATGGTGAAGACCCAGGTGACCCCGGTGAAGAGGGGGCCGATGGCGCTATTGACCAGGAAGCTGGGGTACCACTGCTCCCAGCGGACCTTGGCCTCGTACATGAGGCCCTGGGCACCCCAGGGGTCCATGTAGCGGCCCAGGACGGCCTTGCCGTTGATCTGGCGGTAGGAGGGAGCGGGCGGGTCCATGTCCCCCCGCACGTCCAGCCAGTAGTCCTGGCTGGAGTGGAGGAAGTCCCGGTACAGGTCTTGTGGTAGTTGCTGCTTTGCCATGTCTCTAAGGTATCACATCTCGACAGGTATACGTGAGCATTTCTATGCTGCATCCTCACCGTCGAGGAAGGATGTGACCTCAGTCCAGCGGTCGGATGCCTTCTTCAGCACCGCCTTCTCCTGGCTTTCCTTGGCTTCAGCCGCCCGCCACTTGTCGGGGTCGCGGAAGGACTCCACCGACGCGGTGATCAGCGCGGCCAGGGTGGCCGGGTCCAGGGCGTCTAGCTCCCAGGACTGCTGTCCGAAACGCTGGATGTAGCCGGCGAATCTGGCATCGGTGGTCTTGGCCGGGTTGGGGGGCGGGTTGTACTGCTGCACCTGATTCATGTTCAGGGCAATGCGGCTGACGATCAGCGGTGGGACTTGCCCGGTGGTGTCGGGGATCATCAAGTTGTCGTTGATGTGATCCCAGATCTCGTACTCGTAGCCGTCCCACTCGTCCTTGTCATCCTCATCGAACCAAAAGTCGAGGCCATCCTCGCCCTGGTGCTCGCGGTACCAATCCCTGGTGATGAACAGTTCCAGTCGCTCGCGGATGTCCCTGGTCATGTCGATACCGGAGGGGTCATGGTCCCCCAGGTGTAGTACCACCACCCGCTGGCCGGCGTTGAGGTACTCACGCAGGCGCTGGGCCGCACCCCAGATCTCTGACTGGGATGTGTAACCGCGGCAGGAGAAGTAGTCCACGTCGAGGCCGGGGCACACGGCGTCGAGGACACCAACCAGGGCGTCCTTCTCGATCCAGACCTCGATCCGCACGGGCTGGTCTGCCCACTTCTCGATGCGGTACTGCCGGCTCACTGCCTCCACGATCTCGGCAGGGCTGTTCCAGTGGGGCAGGCTCCGCACGTTGCGAGTGCGGTCCACGATGTAGTCCCAGTCGAGGTAGCCGGCCAGCCTGGCGTCGTTGATGACCCCGCCCAGTCGTTTGTAGTCCTTGTCAGTGTTGGGGATGAGACCGCGGGCCACAAACTGGTAGTAAAGCTGGCGCAGGGTCAGGTCGAACCCCTGGGCCTGGTACTGGGCACAGATGGCGTTGGCCTCTCGGATGATCCGCAGTGACTCACCGCGGAACTGCTTGGGCACATAGGTGATGCGGCTCATCGGGCTGGCTCTCCGTCGATGGACACGGTGACGATGATGTCAACGCGCTGGGGTGGATGGTCGTACTTGTCCATGGACCGGATCATGCGGCTGCCGATCCACGCCTTGATGTGGAGGAACAGGGCATCCACGGCCTCGCCCGACAGGGTGCGGTCAGGCCCGTCACGCTTGATGGCTTCGGGCATGCGCTCAGCTTCAAACGCCATGACGGGGCCTTCCTGGAGGCACAGGTTGTCCAGGTCAAACTGTTGCATCGGTCCCTTCCTTGTTCTGTGATCCAGGGATGAAGCGCCGGCCCTTGCCGGCCATGCGGACACCGAACTGGTAGCCGCAGCGCAGGCCGCAGAAGAGGTCGTCGTGATAGTCGGCGTTCTCTTCGGCGCGCTCTTGCTCTCGCAGTTCCTGTCCGCACCATGCACAGGTGTCGGGCAGGTTGGAGGCCCCGAAGGGCCTCCACTCTGGCTTGCGATTCATGACCGTGCCTTCTCCACTTCCTCCAGGGCACACACAGCGTGAACTAGGATCCAGCCTGTGTCACGGTTGCCTTCGCGGTAGTAACCGCGGTCGTAGCCGATGGACTCAGCGCAGATGCGGCAGGAGCGTTGGGCATCGGCGCGGGTGAGGGCGCAGTCGCTGTGGGAGCAGGGGTCCACGCATGGACCCCACTCGCTCCCCGGCTCGGGCAGGTAGCCGGCAGCCATTACAGCTTCACTCCGCGGCTGGCGACGATCTCGACCTTGGCCGTCCTGTCGGCCCCCTCAGCCCAGATCCACTCGACGCTGCCGTCCACGCGGGACACGGTTACGTCGGTAGCGCCCTGGGGGAGGAGCTTGACGAGGTAGCGGGTAAGGTTGCCGCCCGCCTTCTTCATGTTGGCCTTGGCCTCTTCGACCGTCGAGCCGATGCCCCAGTAGTTAGGGCAGAGGGCGACGTAGATTCTTTCCACGCGGGTTCTCCTTGTTGTGGTAGTGGTGTAACCTGTTGACATACATCTTATCACACATGCATGTGGAAGCGGCAGCGGATTTTTGTGACGCATGTCACACCGATTCACTCACATGGCACCGCTCGCTCCTGTATACTGGAGTCATGGCAACTACCACCACCAAGAAGGATGTCATCCGCTTCATCGTGGATGTGCGTCCCAGTAAGTACAGCGACCATGGCCGGCTTGAGGCTGTCGCCTACCCCGTCATCATCGAGGAGGACGGCAAGATCCGCAACTGCCAGTGGTCTGGACTCGGAGACCGCGGTGCGGATTTCGCAGACCTTCGTGTCGAGGGTTGGGTCGACCGTGACTGCTCCAACAAGGAGGACTTCTACTGGGGTCTCGGCTGGCACAACGCCGTCGAGTACCGGGAGGTCTTCTCCATTGACGAGCGGCGAGCCGCCAGTATGGCTAAGACTCTGCGGCGCATCAACAACAAACTCGATGCTCTCAACAAGGAGCGCGGTTATCCCCAGGACTATGCACAGTTCCTCAGCTATCTCGCCATCGCCATGGGTGCCAAGGGCACCGCGGTCTTTGGCCGGCGGGTGGAAAGCTCGGGTCATGGCTGGAGCTACGACGACAGCGAGTACCGCTGGATGGACATCAACGCTCTGCGCTGCCACTTCCAGGGCAAGCTACGAGAATGGAGGGGTGACGATTGAGCACCTACGAAGAGCAGTTCCCCAAGCACCTTGGCCCTCCCCCCATCCCGAATGGGGGGTCGGTCAAGCTGCACGACAACACCAAGCCCACCTATCTGCTCCAGATCGACAGCGGTGCCTTCATGGCGATGTGGGAGCACATGGAGGCTGAGGCCAAGCATCGGTTCCCCACCCATGAGACCTATGCCTTCGCTCGCGCTTACCTGCGGGCCGTCCAGGCCATGCGGGACTGCTACTGGGCCAACCACGAGGCTCCTGACGCTCCCAAGCCACCTGTCCGCAAGCTGGTCAGGAAGGCGCGCCAGTGACCGATCCTGTCACCATCGACACCCCGCACGGCCCGGTCACCATGCCCTGGCCCCAGGCTGAGGGCATCGCCTACTGCATCGAGCGGTTCGCCGCCCAGGGCAAGGAGAGCACCTGGCATCCCAACGAGTGCGGCTGCTGCTACTCGGTCCACGAACTCACCCATCACCCGGTCGATGGCTACGTCATCAGCAAGGATGGCGGCATCGACTGGATCGATGTCGACGGTGGGGCACACCCGGTGCCTGGAAAATCTGGGAGCAAAGAGGTGCCGGCTGAGTAGTACCTTAAAGGGATGACGAGCCAACTCGTGCCATCCCCCATCGAACCTAGCCGACTAACCTTCGGGAAGCACGTTTTCTAGCATGCCGAGACACGCCTCCAGATGGAGGCGTGTCTCGTATAGCTGGTCTAGCTGGAACTCCCGGTTCCCGCCGGTCTGCCGGTACCGGGAGAGGGCCTGGCCCATGGACATCAGGGCCACGTCGACCTCGTTGACGATCTCAGCCTCTCTCAGGGAGGCTGAGCGGTCTCTGGCCTTCTTCCAGAAGCCGGTCTCGCGCCGGTCCCGTCGCCAGGTTTTAAGAGCCGACGCCACTCTTGCCCACCCTCACCAGTATGCGCCTGGATGGTGCCTCTGGCTTGGGTAGCTCGGTGATGGTGGCAAGCTCGGGCTGCCTCTTCAGCTTGGCCCGCTCCCGGTCGCGCTGACGCTTAGCCTTGGCCCGCTCCAGAGCCTTCTGCTTGGCCCTGTCAGCCGCCCTGGCTTCCTTTGACCCAGGTGGCAAACCGTCCTTCCGCGGACGCCCACGAGGCCGTACAGGCCCCTCTGGGCGGTTCCTGACACTCCCAGGCGGCGGTATGGAAAACGCAGTCTTGGTGAAGGCGTGCCGCGGCCCGAACTTGGTCCGAGATCCCGGCGTGTTGAAGTCCAGGGTGGCTGGCCCCTCTCCTGGGGCCGGCAGGACGTACTGGGGGTTGGGGCGCTGCTGCACCACGACCTTGAAGCTGCTGTCACCCATCAGGGCCAGGGCATCCTCGACATGGACTGGAAGACCGTTCGTCGGCCCTACGTTGAACATCGAGTTCGCCCATGCCTTGACATCTTCCTGGGTCTTGATGACCTTGTTCAGGAGGCCCTTCACCCTGATACCTAGTCGCTCTAGCTCGGGCAGCGTCCGGTCGAACGCTGCCAGTAGCTCCAGGGCGTTCTGGCGCAGCTTGTCGACCTTGGCTGGATCGGAGGAGACCTCCATGCCAGGCCAGATGGTGGCGGTGTTCTTGAACCACGTCCAGGTGTCACCGTCGAAGACGGGGATGTAGCCCATCCTCCCTAGCTTGATCGTTCCGTTGAAGCCGGTGATTTTTTGCCAAGCCTCAGTTCCGTTCAACTCCACGCTCCAGATCAATAGCTCTAGCGGCCACGTCATGCCAGTCTTTCTCCAGGGGAGAGTCGCTGAGGATACGAGGTTCCTTCCCTCGTAGCCAGACGCCAACCGCGAAAGCGTTGGATTTTTTCCGGAGCATGATACCCAGTCCTCGCCTCCAAGGGGGAGTGATCTCCCTGGTGACTGCCACCGAGACCGGTCGCTGCCACGGGTTCGGCTGGCCGCGCCAGCGATAGAAGACCCACCAGGAAGAGGTGTTGTCAGGAACTGAGGAGGCGTCCGGAAGACTGGGTAGTACCCATCGGTTTTCCTCCGGATCGTCGTAGGCGGGGTCTGGGTGGATCTCCATGCAGAGCCTTGTCATTTTCCTCTAGGGCAGTGTCGATCAGAGCCAAAAGATCGTCAATACGCCCTTTGGTCTCAGCAGCCTTTTTTGCTGGCTCGCACTTCTTCTTCACCATGGCTACTCCCCGACAATGCTGCCCCAACCACCATGACCGTAGGGATAACCGTTCAACACGGCATTGATGTACTGCCCAGGAGAGCGAACCCGCTTGAACCGGGTCCAGATACCAGGGGGCACTTGGTCGTAATGCCAGGGAGTTCCATCGCGAAAGATGACCTCCAGCCGGCGTTCGGACTGAGAATAACGGGCCTGGAGTGTCCTGGGCCGCGGTGGGTTGATCGTCCTGGTGGGCCAGTAATAGTCCCAATCGGGGCTGGGACTGGGGCTGAATGGCCCCTGCATGCCCTTCGCTTCGCCATAGCCAGGTTCCCAGGGGGCTTCGGCAACATCCTCTGCTACGTCAGGTAGGGGAGATCTCGGAAGTGGCGCTCCCATGGCGCGCTGGTCTCGCACCGATTGTCGCCGCTGCCTCTCTTCCCGCTCAGTGCGGTAGGAGATGCCCTTTTCCCGGTAGAGTCGCTCGCCTTTTACCTTGGCGAAGCTGACGCCTCGACGGCGCGCCTCACCCCGCATGGACTCCCCCGCCGGCATGGGCCTAAGGAGAAGTCAAGCCGGGGATCGCCGGTCTCATGGTGGGGACTTGCGCCCCGGCGCTGTTGGTGACGAGTTCCTTCTGGGTCATCCAGCCCCCGAAGGGGTCGACGGCGTTGACCGTCGTCGGGGTGTTGGGGTACGTCGGGATCGAGGTGGCCCCGTTGATGAGGTCGGTGATCGGTCCCACACCAGGGAAGACGACCCCGGTGACGTATGGCGTGCCAGGCGGGTTGGGGGCAGTCGGCATGGTGCCACCCCCGGTGCCAGCCGAGTTCTGAGCGGTCCACGCGCGCCAATCCGCGACACCCATGTCAGTCACCTCTCTTCAGAAGGTTCATAGCTCCAGGTTAGGCTGAGGGTGCAGGAGGGCCAGTGTCACCTGGCCCTCCTACGAAGAAGAGGCTGCTCAGGCGTACAACCGGGCTGCTCTAGCCGTCTGGGGCGAGTTCGCCCTCCTCAACGAGGTTTGATCCTTCCTTCACTCGCATCACGGGTGTGCCCTTTTCTTGGGCCAGTCTTGCTCGCACGAGGTATAGCTCCTGGAGCACCTCGTCAATGAGGTCGATCTGCCGGCCCCGGTCTTCCTCTGCCTTCACCTCGCCCAGGTCGACCAAGACCTGATCGAGGCGGTGCTGCCAGGAGCGGATCGGTGTCCTGGCCTTGGTGGCCGGCGTCTGATGGTTCAGGTTGAAGTGGGCCTGCACGTCGGCTTCGACCGCGGTGTTGCAGAGGTAGCACCAGCCGGTCGTCACCTGGGTTTCAGACACGGCATTCAGCCTAGGTGGCCGTGATGGCGCGACCTGGGGCACCTAGGCTTGAGGCGTGTCGATCCCGTTTTCTACTGCACAGTTTGAGAAAAAACCCAACCCAAAAATGCCGGCGACGACGGTTCGTCTGGACAAGCTCGACGCCACTCAGTTGAAGCTGGACCCCAAGAAGGTGCAGAGCATCGCCCAGAAGGGTGCTGCTGACGGCACCGACCCCGTGGTGGCGAAGCACAACGGCAGGTACAAGGTCTTGGACGGCCACCATCGGGTGGGTGGGGCCATCGAGCGGGGTGACACCAAGATCCGAGTCAGGCGGGTCAAGTGATGGCGCGCACTTCTGGCCGCAGCCGCATATATGAGAGGGAAGTGGCTAGAACCCCCAAGGCCACCAACATCAGCCAGTTCTACGACTCAGCCAACGGCTCTCGCAACCCTGGCATCTGGCCCAGCCTGCTGCGGCGCTCCTGGGAGATGCGCCACGGGCAGACTTACCCCTACCCCCACGGCCAGGACAACTGGAAGCTGCGCCCCAGTGACGCCAGAGCCGGCCAGTACAACTCATGAGCCAGAGCGTTCTGGGCCGGCAGTGGTTCCACGGCACTGATGTCGACCTAGGCGAGGCCACCCACGTCGAGCCGGGTCATGGTGGCGGTGAGGCCAGCAAGTTCTTCGGAGGCGGGCAGACATCGGGGCGGGTCTACGCCGCTACCACCGCGGAGGGAGCCGCCCGCTACGGCCAGCACGTCTACCAAGTTCAGCCGGCGAGAGGCTCCAGGGGCAGGGAGGACACCGACGCCACCTACATGTTCGGGAAGGAGGGTCACCCTGGCATCGGGGCTGCTTCCTTCAAGTCGCCCATGAAGATTATGGGCAAGGTGGAAGGTGCTACCTATGCGCCCGTGATCCCCCACCAGGAGCGGCTGGAGAACCTGCGCTGGCTGCGAGACCAGGGCCACGAGATCTCGCCTGAGGGCCAGGAGTTCCTGAGGCAGCACGGGCCATGAGCGTGGCTTTTATCACCGTCGAGGGCGTGCTCGGGGATCACAGCGTCCTCCATGGCTTCTATCCCATCGTGGACGGGGTCAAGCTGGCCCACGCCCTGGGCACGGGCTATCGCCTGGTCTTCGGCACTGTCCAGGCTGACCAGGCCGCGGTGACCCACTGGCTCTATATCAACGGCATGACTCAGCCGCACTTCTATCAGGATCTCTTGACCAGGGAGGCGAGATGGACCGACCTGTCCGACTCTTATCTGCGCGCAGAGCACGCCGCTCACCTGAGGCGAGTTGGGGCTGACCTGGGCCTGGTGGTGTCGGCTGACCCGGCCACGATCCTCCTGGTGAGTGAGCTAGGCGTGCCGGCGCTGCTGTTCACCAACCCGGCCTACCGATGGGGCGAGTACCGCCCTGACCGTAAGAGGTTGCCCAAGCCATGGCAGGACATCGATGACGAGATGGTTCGTCAGATGGAGCTAAGGGCCGGCGACCCCCGGCTCAAGGAGTACGAAGGAGAGCAAGTATGAGTGCAGGAGCACTGTCTAACAAGCAGTTCAATACGGAGCGGTCAATGCTCTCCCAAGGTAATGACGATGAGATGATGACACGGGTTAGAGGTATCCAGAACATGACCTCTAACATCTATCGGCCTAGCTTCTCTCAGGACTTTACACAGGTCCGTTCGATGCCATCTGGCACCCAGTTTGCCGGCAGTGGCGGTGGGAGTGACGAGGGGGAGTAAGTGAGCCAGGAAGCCCCCTGGGGATGGGATTCATACACCCACGTTGAAGTCATCCCCAAGCCACCTCCCACCAGATGGCACTGGCGCATTGGCCCAGTCACCGAGAAGCTGTTCAAACCAGAGCCTGGTCCCCCAGGACACCCCCCAACAGGAAGCGAGGACGTAACCGTGCAACTGACCGCTGACCAGCAGGTCGAACTCTCTATCACCGGACAGGACAACTATGGCAACCCTGTCGAGATCACTGGCAACACCCAGTGGTTGTCGTCGGACGAAACCATCGTGACGCTCACCGTCCACGACCCCTCTCACGCCACGGCGGTAGCTGTCGGCCCGGTGGGATCCGCGGCGGTGAAGGTCACCAACGATGTCAACAACGACGGGACCGGTGACTACATCGGCTCGCTGGCCGTTGACGTGGTGGCTGGCGTGATGACTGAGATCGCCGTCGTGGCTGGTACACCGGAGGACAAGCCGGCCTGACATGAGCCAGCGGGCACTCAGTCCTGAGCAGTTCGCCGGCTATACGGACCTGCGCGAGCACGTTGAGGGAGAGCATGGCTACCAGCCCTGGGGCCAGCTTCACCCTGGAGGTACGGTGCTTCGCCAGGCGCACGAGGAGCTACATCGTGAGCCATCTAGCCCTAAGTCCTGACCAGTTCCAGTTCACCAAGGCCAGTCCTGGGAGTATGGGCAAAGACCTTGACGAGTACCATCGGCTCGATGTCCTGGGTACCGGCAGCAGCATGCTCTGGCATCACAAGACCGGCGTGATCGGCAATATCGGGGTGCCAGAAGATCTCCAGCGCCGCGGTGTCGCTACCCAGATGTGGCAGGAGGGCCATCGTATTGCCGGCGAGACCAGGGGCGTGCGACCTCCCCGGCACTCGACTGATCGGACCAAGGCCGGCGACGCCTGGGCGCGCTCGGTCAGCAAGCGAGTGCCCAAGCTGCGGGCCTGGCCTGAGCCAGGTGACTGATGAGCCACGAAGCCCTGGGTGAGCAGTTTGAGGACTACCGGGGTGGGCACCAACCCAACCCTGAAGGCCCACCCATGCACGACCTCACCCAGAAAGGCAGCATGCTGGAGGGGTCCGATGTGTACGAGCACCCGCACTACTTCGTAGGCACTGAGCACCCCCAGGAGTCCATACGCCAGATCCGGCGCTCTCGTGGCAGCCCCAACCATATGGCGACCATCTACCGGGCCGCTCCCAGGGGTGTCGGTCACATCAACCACGGCGACTGGGTGACGCTGTCAGCCGGGTACGCGGCAGAGCACGCTAAGCACCCCACCGACCCCAAACAGGACTGGCCTACGATCAAGGCCCAGGTGCCGGCACATCACGTTAAGTTTGCCGGCGACGACCTTAATGAGTTCGGCTATTACGGTCCATCGACCGCAGCCCAGGTGCATAGAGACCCACTTCAGGAGTCATGAATCATGAGTCGTGAAGCATTAAACGAGGAGCAGTTCGCTTGTCCTAACTGCGGCCAGTCGCACAGCTACGACGAGGACAACAGGGTCTTCGGTAGCCAGGGCTGTGCTCAGTGTGGCCGCACCCGCCCGTACCTGGCGCGACCCACCAAGGAAGGCACCATCGCTACCGGTACCAAACGCGGGGGCAGCCCCTCCTGGATGGACCCCAAGTACACCCTGGTTCGTAAGGAAGGCAACGTCCATAAGGCACTGGCCTTGGAAGGCCCCAGCACAGGCCAGTACATTCATGGCGAGGGCCGCACCGCTCAGGGGGCCATCAACGATGTCATGGGCCAGATGGCGAAAAAGCAGGGTGCCAAGTGGTGGCCCACCACGTCGGCCTGGCATAACGAGGTCGACAAGCGCAACCGGGAGATCGAAGGATGGTAGAGCTTTACTTTGGCGGCGGGGAGGTGCCCACCTGGAGGAAGCTACTGGCTCAGGAGCATGTCCCCCACATCGGGATCAACTACCTGCACCTCCAGCCGCGGTTGCCCCAGGAGAAGCCATGGACCCTCGCCGGCCATTTCCCAGAGGATGCCAAGCTGTTCCTGGTCTCGGGAGCGAGCGGGACTGAGAAGAAGGGCTGGAGCATCGCCCAGCACGAGGAGTTCCTGGCCGGCTACTTCGACTTCGTCAGGCGCAACGTCGACCGCCTGGCCTGGTTCACCGAATACGACCCCCTGGGGCCTGGCCTGGAATGGGTCTTGGCCCAACGCCAGGTGTGGGCTGGTCTGGCGGATGAGAAGTTCGTGCCGGTGTGGCACGAGACCTGGGGTGCTCCCCTTCTACGGTCGATGGTCGAGGAGCACCCCAACCTGGGCGTGCCTCCTATCACGCCGCGAACGCAGAACGTACTGGGGGGCCTGGTCAGGCGCACGAGGATTAGCTTGCACGGGCTGTCCTTCAACCACCCCTATGATGAGCCTGGCGGTCTCTTCAGCACCATTGTCTCGTCGTCCTGGATCTCCCCCACCCGGTACGGCGAGACAGTGGTCTGGGATCACAACCGCCTACGGCGCTACCCGGCTGACGAGAAGGAGAAGATCCGCCGCCGGCACGCCCAGGACTTCGTCTTGGCCGGCTTCGACGCCGACAAGATCCTGGCCGATGACAACCGGGAGGTGGCGAGGTACACCATCTGGGCCTGGCGACGGCTGGAGGAGAGCATGGAGGGGGCTGTGAGTTACTCACGCAGCAACGGGCATAGTCCGGATAACGGTTCGGAGCCAGTCAAGGTACTTGGTCACACTGCCCTGGAACTGCGCTCAAACGGGTCAGGCCATCGCCAGGTGATGCCGGTGTTCGACTTCCACCCGGTGACCTCTGTCGTGCCTAACCCAGACGGTGCCGGAACGGTTGAAGTCACGAGTCAGGTGGCGGTGTCATCCCAGGTCAGCGTGCGTTGCTGCGACTCGTGCTCCCTGGCGGTCGTGTGTCCTCTGCACGAGCCTGGTTCTCAGTGCAAGTACTCGATCCCCATCGAGATCCGCAATCGTGACCAACTCTTGGGCATCCTGCACAGCCTCCTGGAGCTTCAAGGCCAGAGGATCGCCTTCGGTCGGTTCTCCGAAGAGCTTCAGGGGGGCTACCCCGACGCTAATCTCAGTGCCGAACTGGATCGCTTCATGAAGATGACCCAGAGTGTCAAGGAGATCCAGGACAACCGTGACTTCCTCAAGGTCACCGTGGAGGGGCGAGCGCAAGCCGGCGTTCTTTCAAGGCTCTTCGGCGCTGAACGGGCAGAGACCTTGCGTCGAGTCGACCCTGACCGCGCAGAGGATGCCATCCGGCGCACGATGCAGTAGGACGGTCTACTGGCTGCTGTTTCTGGCGGCGACCGCGGTCACAGTGGTCGCGGGGTTCGCACTCGGTGTATTCCTCGCGATCTGGTTCTCCTAGGCGGGTCCATGTAGATCTGGTCGACATGGGCCACGGCCCGAATCCACTGGCCCTGGGTGCCCCGCTCGTCGCAATAGCGGCACCAGGCCAACCAGGCGAAGTGCCTGGCTCGCCACAGCCGCCAGCGCCAGTGCAGCCACTTCAATCCGGTAACCGTTTTCCTTTGATCTCGGAGGAGGACACTGCCGCCTGGTGAAAGTAGTCAGCGATATCGAGTTGCTGCTGGTAGGTGTCAGGGTCCAGATCGTCAG